GGACTACCAAACAACAACTGTTAATTTATTAAAAGTAATCAATACGAACTGATGGCAGAGGAAATAATAGGTATAAAAGTAACAACCGATGCAGCACAAGCAACGCAGGAGGTAAAGAAATTAGATAGTGCTTTTGAGGCAACCGATCAAACAGTTAAGGGATTAAGAACCCAGCTTCGGGAAGCGACTGCAAACGTGGCTTTGATGGCTGATAAGTTTGGAGATACTTCACGCGAGGCTATTACTGCGGCAAAACGTGCAGCTGAGTTAAAGGATAGGATTGGCGATGCTAAAGCCTTAACTGATGCGTTCAATCCAGATGCTAAATTTAAGGCGGTGGCTTCCTCATTGGCTGGAGTTGCTGGAGGTTTCAGCGCATTGCAGGGTGCGATGGCTTTGTTCGGAAATGAGAATAAGGATGTCGAAAAGGCTTTATTGAAAGTCAATGCGGCGATGGCTTTATCTCAGGGATTACAAGCGGTCGGAGAATCTGTGGATTCCTTCAAGCAATTAGGCGCAGTTATAAAATCAACAACTGCTTTTCAGGCTTTATATAATGGGGCAACTGCAACTGCGGTGGTTATTCAAAAGGCTTTCGGTGTTGCAACAGTAGAAACAAGCGTAGGTTTTAAAATTCTCAGAGGCGCAATTATAGCGACTGGTATCGGCGCTTTGGTAGTTGGTTTAGGATTAGTGATTGCAAACTTTGATAAAATCAGCAACTGGATCAAGAACAGTCCGCTGGGAACTTTAGCTAAAGGAGTAGGTGCATTAATTGAGCAGTTTACCGACTTTGTTGGAATAACAAGTGAGGCAGAACGGAATCTGGATAAATTATCCGCTGCCAATAAACGAGCAAATGAGGATATTGAAAACAGAATCAAAGTTTTAAAAGCGCAAGGCGGTTCTGAAAAGGAGATTTATGAATTAAGTAAAAAGAGAAATGAAAATGAACTTAATGATCTAAGAAATGCCAGTAAGGTTAAAGGAACTTTAACGGATGAAGAACAGAAAAAATTCAGGGATTTAAAAGTTCAGCAATTAGTATTAACTGCGGAGTACAATAAGAAAAGCGCAGAGGAGGATAAAAAAGCCGCAGAGGAAGCTAAGAAAAAACGTGATGAAGCTAACAAACAAGCCATTGAGGATAAAAAGAACGCGGACAAAATGTTGCTTGATTTGCAGAATCAAAAGGCATTGGCTGAAATTACTTCTGAGGATGATAAGGCTAAGAAACAAGCTGAGATAAATAACAATGCCAGGATCGCTGAAATCAATGCTTTAAAGATTGATATAAAAACCAAGAATGAGTTAAAAAATGCAAGTGAAGCGACTTATCAGTTAGAACTAAAGGCGATTGATGACAAAATAAAAGAGGATAAATTACAGAAGGATAAAAAGTTTGAGGAGGATTTACAAGCTACTTTATCAGAGGCGCGTATTGCTGCATTTAAGGAAGGCAAAGAAAAGGAAATCGCAGCCTTGGATGAAAAAATGCTTGAGGAAACTAAAAAAATCCTTAACAATGCAGATTATACTGAGCAACAAAAAGGATTATTAGTTGCGGCGTTAAGGAGTAAATATGGTGCAGATGTTGCGGCGATTGATAGCAAATTTTTAAAGGAAGCTAATGATAAGGAGTTTGAAAGGTTTAAAGATATTACCAACAATGAAAACCTATCTTTTGCAGCCAGAAAAAAAGGCGTAGATGATGCTTTAGCATTAAACAGAAAGTTATTTAAAGAAGGTAAAATTGATAGTGTTGCATATACCAAAACTGAAAAGGAATTATCTGAGGGCAGAATTGAACTGAGTAAAAAAGAAGCAAGTTCCAGAGCCGAAAACGCACAGAAAATCAGCAGTACGTTAAAGAACGTAGCTAAAGCAATCGGAGAGCATACAGTTGCAGGAAAGGCGGCTGCTATTGCGGCGGTTACAATCGACACTTATATGTCAGCGACTGCGGCGTTCAAATCTTTGGCTGGTATTCCGGTAGTTGGTCCGGTGCTTGGAGGTATTGCGGCGGCGGCGGCGGTTGTTGCTGGATTAAAAAATGTTAAATCTATTTTGGCGGTAAAAACTCCTCCCGTACCTGGCGGATCGTCAGAGCCTGGATTCATTGACATACCTTCTCCTGGTGGTGGTGTTAGTTCGATGGGTGGCGGAGCTTCGATGCCTACTATTGACCAAATGGGTACTCCAGATTTAGGCGGTGGTGGCGGTGGTGGTGTTGATCGTGCCTCAGGGGATACGATAGTTAGAGCATACGTTGTTGAAACAGATATTACGAATACTCAGAGCAGGATGCAGGAGATTGAAAACAGAGCAAGGTTTGAATAAATGATAAATTTTTAATTAAAAGCTATTTATAAACATGAATACAGAAATCCCGATATATATGCTTGACATTACGGATAGCATTGAAGATGATTCACAAGTCGATTTTATCGCATTGGTAGATCGACCAGCAATACAAAGGAATTGGAACGCATTTAATAAAACTCAAAAATTTGAAGTCACTAATGAAGATCGCAGGATCATATCTGGCGCTATTATGTTGGCTGATACGCCTATTTTTAGATCTGATAATACTTATGGCGATTATTATGTGGCTTTTAGTGCGGACACTATTATTAAGATTGTCCAGAAATTTTTCAAAAAAGGTTTCCAAAGCAACGTGAATTTAATGCACGATTCAAAGCAACAATTCGAGGGCGTTACATTATTTGAAAGTTTCATATCGGATTCATCCAGAGGGATCATGCCGATGAAAGGATTTGAAGATGCGCCAGAGGGTAGTTGGTTCGGTTCGATGATTGTAGAAAACGATGAGGCTTGGGCAAAAGTAAAGAGTGGCGAAATCATGGGATTTAGTGTTGAAGGATTATTCAGCTACAAACCAAAGGAAGTAAATCAGGTCACATCATTAGTGGATGCGATCAAGAAAATATTATCACAAGTTAAGTGATAAAGAATCAATTTTTAACTATATAAAAGAAAAGTATGAACCCACAAGAGGCAATTTTAAAAATTAAGGCGTTGTTTGATGACAACATCGCGCCTATTGAAGTTGAAGCTGAAGTTGCACCAATGGTTGAAGAATCAAAGGTTGAAATGGCAGAATATTCTTTGATGGATGGAACTAAGGTTGAAATTTCAGCTTTAGAGATTGGCGGTTTGGTTACCTTAGAAGGCGAACCGGCACCAGTTGGAGATCACGAATTAATGGATGGAACAGAAATCACTTTGGATGAAAATGGTAAGATTACCGCAATCGAAACTAAAGTTGTTGAGGCAAGTCCAGAAGTTGATGTTGAGGCTGGTTACGATAAGAAGAAAGAAGAAGAAATGGCTGAGGCATTCAATGCAAAGATTGCTGAGTTAATCGAAGCAAATGATGCAAAGATTGCTGAACTTGAAAACAAGGTAAAGCAGGGATTTGCTCAGGTAGCTGAATTGATTGAAGCAATTTCAAGCACTCCGACTGAGGATCCAATCAAGAAGCCAAGTAGCTTCACAGAATTTGTGAACACAAAAAGCATAAAAGAACAAAGAATAGATAAGTACAGACAAGCAATTTTAAACAATAAAAATTAAAAAACGATGGCATTTAACGTAGACGCATTAGCCGCTTATACCGAGCAAAACGAAGCCTTATTGGTAACTGATTCCGTATTGGGCGCAAAGACTGCCGCTTTGATTAAAAGCGCAGGAAACGTAATGATTGGCGTGAAAAGCGCAGAAACAATCAATATCATGGACACAGACGCAATATTCCAAGCTGGTGGTAGCTGCGGATTTACTGCATCTGGTTCAACAACTTTCACTCAGAGAACTGTGACTGTTGGTAAAATCAAAGTAAATGAGGCACTTTGTCCAAAAGACTTAGAGGCTAAATATTTACAGAAGGCTTTACCTACTGGTTCAATGTATGATTCAATTCCTTTCGAGCAAGAATTTGCTGATAAAAAAGCGAAAACAATCGCTTCTCAGTTGGAAACTTCACTTTGGCAAGGCGATACTACTTCAGTAAACGTAAACCTTAACAAGTTTGATGGTTTAGTGAAGTTGATCGGTGCTGCTTCTGGCGTTGTTGCTGCAAATGCTTCAACTTACATTTCTGGCGCACCTTTATCTTCAATTACTGCTGCGAATGTAATCAGCATTTTTGATGGTGTTTATGCTGCAATTCCTGCACAAGTAGTTGCTGCTGATGATATGACTATCTTCTGCGGTCAGGATCTTTTCAGAACTTACACAATCGCATTAAAGAACGCAAACCAGTTCCATTACTCAATTGATGTAAAAGCTGATAGCGAGTTTGTTTTACCGGGTACAATGATCAAAGTGATCGCAGTAGCTGGATTGAACGGAACTAACAAAGTTTATGCAATGCGTTTGAGCAACCTATTCTTAGGAACTGACTTGCTAAACGAAGAAGATAAATTTGAAATCTTCTACGCAAAGGAAGCAGATCAGGTTCGCTTTGTATCTGAGTTCAAAATGGGCGTAAACGTAGCTTTCCCGGACGAAATCGTTAAGTTTATCTTAGCATAATAATGGGGGGTAAAACCCCCGTATTTTTTAAATAATTAAATAAGAAAGATATGGCGTGTGCATTAACACAAGGGTATAGCTTAGACTGCAGAGATAGCCTCGGAGGCATTGTCGAAGTATATTTCACAGAAGCCGCAAACGTAACCGCAACAACCGAAGCAAGTGGTGTAATAACTGCTTTGACTAAGGCTTCTGGTAAGCGTTTTTGGAAATATGCTTTAGTAAAAGATACTTCGATGTTTAACCAAACGATGACTGCTTCTGTTGCAAACGGAACTGTTTTCTATGGTCAAGAATTGCAGATCATTTTAAACAAGCTACAAACTAACACAAGAAATGAGTTGCTTTTATTAGCGCAAAACTCTTTAGTTGCAGTTGCAAAAGATAGTAACGGAATATATTGGTACCTTGGTAAAACCAGAGGAATTGATATGACTGCAAATGCAGCTTCAACCGGAACTGCTCAGGGCGACAGAAGTGGATTTACATTAACTTTTACTGGTTCTGAACCAGCATTAGCACCAAGTGTACTTGGAACTGTTGCATCTGCTTTAGAAACTCCAGGATCTTAATTTTTCATAGTAGTGTTTAGGTTAACCGCTGATCGTGATGGTCAGCGGTTTTTTTATTTTGTAAAATTTACATCACTTTGCTATTTAGTGATATATGATCAGGTTAACCAAGGGACAAACACAAATAGTAATATTGACATTGACTGAAAAGCAGTTATTGACTAACCCTAATTATTTATTTGTATTCACGAATCGAAGCGCAAATACAGAGATTAAATTTGTGAGGTTAAACAATACGGATCTAAGCCAGTACAAGGATAGGTACAACGAGTTCAGCTTTGTTACAAATACTAATTTTTCGACTGCATTAAATGGTCAGTATGATTATGTTGTTTACGAGCAAACAAGCACAAGCAATACTAATCCAGCTGGATTAAATGCTTTAGAATCAGGGATCATGGAATTAGTCGGAACGCCTTTTGAGTTTACAGAATATACAACAACAGACACTTACAAAATCAGACAATAATGGATCTAAGAGTAGTGACATTTGCAGAGGCAAGGCAACCAGAATTTAAAGAAAAGAAAGGCGAAGGATATATCCAGTACGGAGATCGTAACGATTACCCGAATTATTTAGTTGATCTTTTCAATAAATCAGCAAAGCATAATGCGATTGTAAAAAGCAAAGTGCATTATATTTCTGCTAATGGTTGGAAAGGTAGCGAGGAGGCAGAGAATTTCATTGAGAAAGTCAATCGCATGGAAAGCCTTAACGATCTGACAAGAAAAGTATCTTTGGATGCAGAATTATTCGGAGGTTATTATTTGGAGTTGATTTGGAGTGCTACCGGTCAATTAGCTGAAATCTGGCATTGTGATTACACAAAGATCAGGACTAATAAGGACAATAC